AATCAATCTGATGGGGGAGGGGCAGGGGCCTTGAGGGCCCCAGCCCCCCAGGAGCCCTGGAGAGAACCCCAACCAAAACTGTAGTAGGTGGTTTCGGTGGATTGGAATTGACCAATGCAAATCTTGCATAAATTCTGTAGTATCGACATCCAAAGGAACCGTCTGATACTCAGACACATCAATAGCGCACTGAACCGAATTACCTTCGTTCTCTTCCTCATTGCTCTTTTCGCACTGTTCATCAAGACAGGAACAAATCTCATTGGTGAATTTGCCTCCATGGACATTGAGACTCTTCTTGTCATTGGACTCCTCTTCGCCTTGTTCTTCAAACGAATCCCAACCATCAAAGGAAATACCCATGGAAGATATGATCCTATTCCCACAAAAGCCACTACAAGAAGTCATTGAACTCCTGATGAATTGGCCGAGGCTATCAGTTTCAACCAAGTGAATCGCCACAAAAAATCAAGCATAAATCCTATAGTACACACTGTACAATTCAACTCAACCGCAAAAGAACACAATCATGACAGACTTCATCAATCAAACCCGTGTCAATCATCATGGCTTCACCTACACAGTAACGTCATACAACCCATTGACGAAACGGTACACAGTCCATTTCCCTCATAGTAATGTGACCAAGGAAGTCACCCGACAGTCGATCAGCGGCAACATTGTTTCAGAAAAAGCACTGATCCAGAAAGCAACAAAATCCATGAATCAACGGACTTCAACCCTGTACTATGCGATGCTCCAGCGTCTTAACAAGAACCCCGCTTACAAAAATGTCAGACTAGACCCGCGTTGGAATACACTTGAAGGCTTCCGTGAGACCATTCATCAAGTTGAAGGTTATGAATTCTGGAAGGAATACTCTGGTTTCTCCTTGGACAAAGATCAAAAAGGCATGAACACATATGGACCCGATTCCTGTGTTTTCATTCCACTAACACAGAACTCTTCTCAACCACGGAAGAAAACCCAACACAAATCCTACAAGGTTGGAACCAAACTGAACATTCAGGGTCAAGTTGCTGTTGTGGTTGGAAAACTCCCAGCAAGAACGATCATCCGCTTTGAAGAGACGGGGGAACTTCGGGAAGTCTGGACTCATAACATCTCGATCAACGGTCTATCAAAATCTACCAAGGGTGGGTGATCAAATGGACAATCAAGAACGATTTGGGATTGGTACAATTCATACTGCACATGATGGTCAATATGAAGTCATCGGGAAGTCTAGTTGGTGTACACGGAGGATCAAGTTCCTTGAGACGGGATATGAAGTTGAAGTCCCATACCCTGCATTGGTGATTGGATCGGTCAAGGATAGACTTCATCGCAGTGTTCTTGGTGTTGGGTACATTGGAGAGGAAGACTTCAGCGATCATCCAGAGTTTGCCAAGATCAGGAATCGGTGGAATTCGATGATTCGATATCGGGTCAAGAGGAACCAGAAGATTGCAGAAGAAGATCAGTGCTTTGCCGAGTACTTCAAACGTCAAGTAGGAATCTGATACCAGTAGAAACAACAAAGGCCCAAGGGATTATCTCCCAAGGGCCTTTTTGCATTTGCAGTAGACAAAAAAAGCCCAGCACCCCCGAAGGAGTACTGGGCCAAAGGAACAAACATGACATAGACGATTTATGCCCGTTTCCCGTAGCACTTCTTCAAGTGATCAGGTTTCCCCATCTTCCTGAAGTCACAATCACCACCCACACCACGATCCTGCACAGACACGACATTCTCACCCGATACTACTCCAGACCCCTGCAATAGGAACTCCTCATACGTCATTTCATCATACATCTTTGACCAAGGGAACCAATATACCGAAAATGCAATGGAAGCCAATAGGAGTAGGTCAACAAGGAACCTTGTCAGTCTTGATGGATGGTGGTGGACAACATTGATTGTTTGGGGTTTGTATAGGTTTGATGGGATGTCTTGGGGGTACATGATGTGTTTCCTCCTTTGAAGGATTGGGTTAACGTGTATTTGCTATGGGTCCGTGCATTTGTTCAAGGCCACGGAGGAAGGTTGCACGTTCCATCTTCCGTCGGTGAAGAAGACCTTGGATAATCCTCTTCTTGGCACCTTGACCTCCATAGACCCACCTTGGAAATTCATTGGCGGCACCGACATAGTCACCTGAATTCAGTTTCCGAAGAAGGGTTGATGATGCAAAGTTCCCTTCTCCGATGTTGAAGACAAGAGAGACCAGAGCCCCTCGCATCTCCATATTCAGTGGAACCTTGACATGCCGATCAATGGCTGCTGATATGATCTTCACGTCCTTGATGAGTAGGGCTTCACACTGCTTGTCGGTGTATCTCGATCCAACAATCAATTGGGGGTCCATGTGGCCAACACAGACCGTAGGAATCCCTACTGAATCCCTGTAGACTACATTGGACCATCCTTCATATTGGATGAGATTGGCTACACTAGTAACACCAAGAAAGGTTGAGGCTGCAACTCCTTTCACAACATTGATCCTGTTCATTTGATGCCTCTGTGGGTTAGGGTGGAACTTCGGGTGACTTCATGATTGTCTTGACAGTCATAGCAATGACCTCCTGCGATTGCGATGAGTGATGGATGTCTTCCCTTCATTCATCATGGAATGGATGAACGATGAAGTGGCCTTGTCCTTCGCCTCATCGGATTTGATGATTTGTTGTAAGCGACCCCTAACCCGCTCAATGGCCAGACTCAATGAGTCAAAGGTATCATCGTGGAGTAGGGAATTGCGTTGATAGGTGACGTTGTTGATTTGATACCAGAGAGAGAAGGCTTCACGGAGCTTTGGTTCGACATCAGCCAATGAGGCTTCATGAGACTTGATAGCATCCTCAGTGACGACCAATGAACCACGTCCCATGACAGGAACCAGACGATTGATCCCACGGACTTCCTTCTGTCCACTCTCACGGACATCATCCAATCCCACTTGCCACCCATTCTGCTGTGCATAGTATTGCAGGATTGGTCTGAAGGTTTGGGTGATGATCCCATTGCCAGCATTCGATTCCATGATGATCTGTGAAGGACGGTACTTGGACAACGTAGAGGCCCATTGCGTCATGAGTTCTTCAGAGTATCCACCCTTCCACGATCCAGCATCGAGGATGTACGCATAGCCAGAGACAACACCTAGGACGACATATCCTGTACGGTCACCACTCTTGACACCACCCAAAGCAGGGTCAATGGTAGCAATCACATAGGGCTTCTCTTGGAACTCTGAAGGATCGACACGGACACGAGTGAACCCGTACTCACCAATCTTCTCTTCACCCACAGTATGAAGGACGACAGGTAGGGTATTCACATGGGGGAGGGAAACTACCTTGATCATCTCTGTACGCAGTGGCTTCCTTGAAGCATCAGACAGAGTTGGGTTGAGCATGTGTTGCAATTGGAAAAATGGACCACCTTGAACCTGTTCCTTGCCAACCAAGACATCTTCACCAAGGTACTCGGGGCACGTAGGGATACCTTGTTGACCATCCATACCATGACCAGTTCTATTCTGGGGATCTTCATACAGGGCTTCAATGGAAGGCGCAAGGTTCTCACCATACCAAGGACGCTGATCAACAGTAGGAACACGGCCAGGCCAGAACCGTTGCTTGAATCCCATATCAGGGAGTTGCTTGTAGATCGATTCAGTTGTCTGATGGGTCCCTAGGACAATGATCCGTCCATTGGTACAGATTGAAGGTAGGTCACGAAACCGTTGGATCAGGTCTTCACGCAATACACTTGATGATGAATTGGAATAGGTCTCAACGTCATCAGCCAGAATGATGTCCCCACGCATACCTTGAATACCACTCATCAGGGACTTGGCTGCAATGGATGGGTGAGGATCGAGACCACGAAGGCTATGGTGGATGTCAAAGGCCTCAACACTATCACGGTCACCTGCTCGCTTGTCTGGAAGCATGAAGGATAGTTCAGGCATTGAGTAGAACAGGTCAATCATGGCCTTGGAGAACTTCCTAGCCAATGATGACTCTCCAGTGAACAGGACAACCCTCAACCGTGGATTGTGGATCAGTGAGTACAATGCGTACCCACGGGCAATAGTACTCTTGGCTTGAGACCGTTGAGCATGGATGACGGTCTTCTTGCTCTCATCATCAGCCATGAAGAGCGCAATCTCCCTCTGGATGGCTGCCATCTTGAATCCTTCAATGTACATCACCTGTTCCAAGAAGGATAGCCAGTCAGAGTGGAGCTCCTGAAGGTATCGAAGCTTGTCAAGTCTCTTCAGTGCAAGGGTAGCGGATTCTCTCTTGCTCATCGTGCCATGTCCTCACGACGACGACGCAAGACCTCTTCCATGGCTTCCTTCTCTGCTTCAGTATCATCAGCCAAAGCCATTGCCTCTGCATTGTCCTGAAGCAATCCACGAAGGACACTCATGACCATAGGTGTAGCAGTCTCTTCTTGCAATTGTTTGACAATAGTACGGAGAAGAAGACTCTTGGCCGTCTTGAGAAGAGTGATATCGTCTTGCCCGTCATCAAGGGATAGAAGGTTCTGTTGAGCAATGGTTCGGTCAATGGCAGGTCCTAGGGGTTCTCCTAGGATGTCATCAAGAGTAGGACCAGAAGTCTTCATGTTGTTCTCCAGTGAAGGGTGATGAGGATTAACCCCACCACCCCCTGTTCAGTCAATCAAGTTCAATCAAGGTATAGCGTGTCAAAGTCTTCGCCTTCCTCAAGCAGTGGAGGAAGAACCTTGTATGCCTCAGCGTCCATGTCATACTGAACGTCTACGACGGACTTGTCATGCCAAACTCCAACACGGCAAGGCCATACCTTGAAGGTGTCATGTGGAGCTTCCCACTGCCAGTCTTCCCAATCGGGCTTGTTCAACATCCCTTGTTCACCCATGAGGAAGTCGCAGAAGCAACGATCCTTGCTGAACTCTGGGAAGTGTTCTGAAGTGGCAAAGAGACCATCAAAGTACATGATCGCCTTCTCTGCTGTTGCGTCTTCAACCCGACGGGTGACGAGTTGTTTCTTCACGATTGACATGATATTCTCCTTGAGGTTAAGTCAGCCAGCCAGTTGTTGAATCGTTGTTCTGGCCAAGCATGGGTGATTGTGGAACAGTGCTGAATAGGGTACCATATGGGAACACCCGCGCATCCGCCAGTGAAGCAAATGATGAACCCAACCGTGTTCCGTAAGGAGGGGGTGAATTGAACCGAAGTTGAAGCTTCAATCCATCGAAATCGGTTAGGTAGATTCCACCATAGGGCGAAATCATGCTGATATAAGGGAGCGCCAATGTCGATGGAAGTGCAGTTGATGCGGTCCTTGTGGTATCAGTTGGGATTCCGCTTGGATTGTGGACGATAGCTCGGACGTTGATGTGATTGTGAGAACTGATGTGAACATGCATCCACATGTTGTTCTCGCCGCCCCCTTCAGGTCTATACTTCTCACTTGGGGCGAATCTCCAGACCGTCTCTGCAGGAATGTCATGGGCAAACTGAACCTTCACGTTGGTGATGTACAGCTGAGGAGCATTTGCAGGAGCAACAACACCCACCTCACACCAAACCGCGTGGCTTGGGGCGACTACCCATGTACTCACGGTCTTCGGTTGAGCACGAATCGATTCGGTATCACGACGGGCATAGAACGTCATCTCACGGCCACTACGATCAAACCACCTGATGTTGAATCGAACGGTCTTGGACGCCCGTCCTCCACTGGTGAACGCATCAAACGAGAACTTGAAGACGGGTTCCTTGATCTTGATCCTGTCACCGAAGAAGACATTGCGGTCTGAAGAAATGTCGGCGGGAACCATGAAGCTACCAGAAGAACCATTGAATGCCAGTGTTGCATATGCAAGAGTTCCTGAACCAGTCCCATCAGTCATCCGACCTGTACCGTTGAGGATGAATCCTTCATCACGTTCACGGATCAGGTTGTCAACACTCAGTGAATAGTGACTTGCCTTCCACTTCTCATAGACATCATTGTGAGCCACCATCAGCATACCATCAGAGGCAGGGAGCTTTGGCATCCTATTGTTGATCTTGGTGTCTGTCTCAGACCGAAGGTTGTTAATGCCACCAGTCAACCGTGTATCCATTGCAGATACGGTGCCAGACAGTGCGTCTAGGTTCTGTCTTGTGGACTTCCGTAGTTCATCGGTCTCCTTGACAGCAGCATTAATCCGACCTGATATTCCAGACACCTTGGAATCTGTTTCAGCAGTGATACCACGACGGGCTTCACCAATCAGGTTAGCAGCAGCACCTTTGAGTTCAAACCGTTGATTGCTCCAGTCTTCAATGGTCTGCTGTTGCTGGGCCAATTGAGAACGAGTAGCGAAGGACGACACGTCAACCTTGCCCAGTTGCTCTTGGAGCTTCTTCAGATCAGCTACTTCAGTCTTCTTGACGTAGGATGTCTCAACGTCAGACGTGACAGACTGAACAGCAGCACGGACCTTGACATCAACAACAGCAATGGAAGCTAGTCCAGAAGTGGCTTCAGTGACCTTGGTGTCGATGCTCCGTTGAGTAGCAAATCGTCCATCTGATTCCTGCTTGGTATAGTGATTCTCACCAACCTCAGTCTTAACATCATCCATTGCCTGTCGAATCTCTTGACGCATACCTTGAGTGGTAGGCATCTGTTCAACCGCACTCCAGAAGGATGTCTTGGTGACAAAATCATCGGGGTTCAGGTGAGAATCCTTCAGTTCCCGAATCTCCCTCTTGATAACAGTCTGTTCACTACGAATACCAGAGAACTCATTGCGGATTGAATCAGTGATAAGATTGGTACCTTCAACATCGGCCTTCAGACGGGTGATGGTATCCCTGTCCTCACTGAGGCCAGCCTGAAGTTCATGGATCTGATTGGCGTTGTATTCGACTTGAGTGTTGAGTGTGAAGATACCTTGCTTGTTGACAGCAACCTGATTCTTCAGAACATCAAGACCAGAAGTAGAACTCCTGATAGCTTCAACATCACCAGACAATGTAGTGACAGCATGTTGAATGTTGGATATCCCATTCTCAGCTTCAGCCCTGAAGTTGTTGAAGGTAGTCTGCTTCACGTAGGCATCAAGGAAGCTAGGTGGAGTTTGACCAACAGGATTCACGAAGGGTGTAGTATCCAAAGCCTGAAGTTCTTCATCCCCAATAGCACCATAGGCACAATACTCAAGAACAAGGGTCTTGATCAGCTTGGCCGTATTCTCGATGGTCTCATTCTCATTCAATCCACGCTTGGGTGTGTAGTGCTTTGACCGACATAGGATCATTACAGGAGCACCACGGAAGGCCTTGGTCGACAATGAACCATTGAACATGGAACGGATAGGACGCTTCACCCATCCAATGTCCGCAGCACCATCCAGAACCCATAGTTCAATGTCACTACCAACAAGGTTCACTGGAGTGCGGTCACCAACAGCAGGATAGCGATGAAGGACATTGTACAGGGGGAACTCGGGTGATCCCCAGAGCTTGCCAATCACAAGTCCATTGACCCGTGCCTTGTGTTTTTCAGTGATCCATGATAGCAGTTGAGTGACTGAAGTGGGGATTGAGGCAACCTCGTTCCGTTCAGCCGTGTATGACTGTCCAGTCTTGGATGCTCTCCAATCCAGAACAGCAGTCATGGTGGACTTGATGTGGTCAATGAACGCACCTTCATCGCCCACAATAGCCCTCCAAGTGGTTGTGTAGTCAAAAGACATTCAATTCTCCTTGCAAGGGAAGTGGGTGGGCCTTGATTAACCCACCCTATGGATTTATGAACGGGCATCAATCGTCACTATTGTCAAGAGTACCTTGGATGAAGTTCAATCCTTGAACAATCCCAGGTACCTTGCCAAGTGGAAGGATTCTCCTAGCAGTCTTCATGGCCTTCTCATTGTCACCCTCAACCATCATCTTGGGTAGCTGAAGAGCCTTGAAGGCATCATTGGCAAATCCAACCCCAGGTGCGAATGAGTTGCCTACTAGACCTTGACGGCCAAACTCATCACCCCAGAAGGCATCCTTCGCTGTCCCAAAGATGTCAGGGAGCATACCCAATTGGCCCATGTAGTTCATGACCATCAACGGGAAGGTCTCTGGATCAAGAAGCTTCTTCCGATACTCTTCAGCATCATCACGTCCAATGGAGTTCAGGTAGACCCTTGATGCATAGAACACACTACCAAGGGCGAAGGATTGAGCCAAAGCAGCAGCCAAGAACACACTCCCACGTTCACCTTGACGGATCATCTGTTTCTCAATGGCGACAATAGGGAACCTACGGTATAGCATAGCAGCACGCCATAGGGAACTATGAACCCATGCTCCACGCTCACCTACAAGGTCTCCTTGAATGACTTGCTTGGTGCCACGTGTCACCGCAACGTTGAAGTCCTCTAGGGTTTCCTTGGACAATGAAGACCAATCCATCTTGATAGTATCACCCTCAATGGTGTACTTGGCTTCATTCTTGATCCTATTCAGCAACCCTTCATCAAACCCAGCATCCTTGAGTGAAGCCATCTTCTTCGCATCCAGACCACCCTTGACAGCAGCAGTCAATGCATAGTCGCTGATCAGGTTTGCGGTCAATCGGGATTGAGTAGCACCTAGTAGGCGCATACCATTGATCTTCATATTGACATAGGCGGCACCCCGTGCAAGAGATTCCAATTGAGTAGTGTAGGACAGTGCTTGGTCTCCATTGACACCTGCTTGGTCAAAGAAGGTTGAGTTCGTATACCCATCAACACCATGAAGAATACCACTCTCTTCCTCAAGCCCTTTCAACAAGCTATCGGACTTCAGCTTCCCACCCTTGTGGATTGAACGGATATCATCAACCATCCCTTTGACTTCAGGGTACATCTTGAAGGCTGCATCAACCCCATAGTGAGAAGTGATGTTGGACATCTCTGCTGCTTGGCTGAATGATGCTCCACCTAGCTGGACAGAACTCATGAAGGTTCCAAGGTTGTTCAGGAATGGAATGTCATCTGCGAAGTCAGGGCGCTTACCCACGATCTCTGCCTTGACTTGTTCCATTGCCTTCAGTTCACGTGGGAGTGCTTTGTATTCTCCAGTACCCCTATGAGCCGCCTCAATGTACACATCAAGAAGCTTCGGGTGAACGATACCAACATCATTCAACCCAGCTAGACCACTCATCCGTTCTGCATATTGACGTGCCATGGATAGGTGATTGTTGTCAAGGACGTCACCCAGTGACAGGGAATCATCAATTCTCATTGTCACATCAAGGTTGCTGAACATGTTTGCCGTGATCTGGTGCTTGTCGAACTTCTCTTGTGCCTTGGTAGACCGATAGCTTCCATCAATCGTCCAAGTCTCTGGATCGAAGTCACTGGAGACAAATCTCATTGAAGGGTCGATTGACTCAACATCAACCCTACCACCCAAGAACCCTTCAGACACCTTGGAGGCATGTTCAGGACCAATCCCTTTGGATACCAAGTGGTCAACAATGATACCCTTGACTGTTGATCGTTGGGCTTCGTTCAATCCCTTGAGTGCTTCCTGATTGATCTTCAGTGGTCTGAATCCGTAGGACTTGATTGGATCAAACTTCAACCCAGAATGAAGTCTACCTGAAGTCTGGTTGATCCTCTCATACAGAGCAGAGTAGGATTCAATGATCTCCTTGAACAATGAATTCACTGGATTTCCTTGTACCGCATTGTTCATCTCAACGGACAGTTCACGGTTGAATTGTTCGCGGACCTTGAGGGATAGACGGTCCTTGATATCAAACCCATTCCTTGAAGCCCATTGGTTGAATGCCATCTCATTCTCACGAACAATATTCCCAAGGATGAAGGTCTGATGATTGGCCTTCATGATGGCAGCATTCTTCACTCGACGACCACCAAGACCTGAAGCATCCTCGGTCAGCAGTTGTGCATATTGACGTACAACGGGGTTGCTTGACATCCTCATGATCAATCCAGAGGACATCATGTTGTTCGATAGCCAGCTTACACTCCAGTGATCAGAAGTCATGATCCCAAAGAGTTTGCGGAAGATTGGATTGGTGATCTTGTTGATATCAACCCGTGAAGGTGCATTGTGAAGAGCATCCTTGGTGATCCTATTGGCAGTATTGGCTTCAGCCTTCTGGATATTGGATTCACCCTTCTCAACAATACCATATGCCTGAACAGCAGTCCCAGTGTAGTCATCCTTGGATAGCCGACCCGTATCGGGGTTCCATGCCATGTTGGAGGTGACATCATCAGGATTGATTGATCGTTGACCAGACACATCATTCAGTGAAGATGAAGATGCTTCCTTGGCTTCATGGAAGAACTTGGATTCAATGTCGGATACCTTGGATGTGCTCTTGAAGGCAGCATACTCCACAGCCAAAGCCTTTGCCGTATCATCACTGATCTTCACCTTCTGCTCATCAAACTGTTTCTTGATGAACCGTTGGAAGGATGCCGCACTGATCTCTGATTGATCCTTGACATCACCCCTCTTCTTGTCCCATAGGGCAGTCAAGGACTTGTAGGCCTTCCCGAAGATGGAATCCTCTTGACGGGCATGGTTGACAGCTCCATCAATCCCCCCGTCCCTCTTGGAACCATATCGGGTCAGGTAGTGATCCATGAGTTCTGTCTTGGATTGTGTATGCTGATCAAACGAATCCGCAATCCTCTTCATGTCCTTGATGAATTCTGCGCGGGTAGCAGCACTCATCCTACGGTCACCTAGACGCTTGGCAATGACAGCATGGCCGATCTCATGGATCAGGGTCTCCAACGACATCCCTTGACCGACACGAATACCGATGATGCCGCGCTCAAGCATTGTCATCTGACCTAGTGTACCGTCTGAAGAACCCTTGGCTAGGATGATCTTCTGACCTCCAAGGTACTCACGGGATAGGACAGAAGCAATCTCTTCCATCTTGGGGTTGTTGACATTGGATAGGACATGGTTGTCATGGACGTTGAAGTCAGCCATGTTGACCTGATCATGACCCAACCAATCGTTGATCTTGGTATTGTCAAGGATCAGCTTGTCGCCCTCAATCCGTCCACCTTTGACAATGGCTTGAAGGGCATCATGGGACACCGCATTGTTGGAGACAGTCTTCAGTTCATTGACATCCGCATTAGGGAAGAAATCCTCAATTCCCTTCAGGTGAGTGGCATTGGCTTCAATGGTAGAAGCAAGATCGGTTGCCTTCACCGTGTCACCAATATGAACCCATCCATTGACAGCCTGTCTAGGGGTGTCCATCATCTTCAGGTCATCGGGCTTTGATAGCTCCTCAAGGGCCTTGTTCAGGTTCTTGTCAAGGTATCCCTTGCCCTTTGATAGGACAGGTGAAGCCATGACAGGAAGAGCATCAAGGATCATGCCTTGGACGATCTGGCTTGGATGGGTGTAGGGATCATAGACTGCTTGTGCGGTATTGGTCGCTAGACCAGGTAGTGTGGATGAAGCCGCATATCGGACAAGAGGACTTGCACCATGAAGAGCACGGGAAGTGAATCCTGCAGCAGGCCCAAGAGCAACCATGTCAATCGAACCACCAACAAGACCCGAGAAGAGTTCCCACCCTTGAGACTGCTGGGAAGACAGACCTTGATAGTGTCTACGGTCAAGAATCCGTGTGACCCTCTCGTTGAAGTTCTCTTGAGAGTGGGCCTTCATCAGTTCTTCTTGTTCATCCGCTGAGAACCCCTTCAGTTGATCGAATGATGGAACGAAGTCATCATCAACCTTCCCATTGAACTTGTCATACAGGTAGTTGACCGAATCACCGATAGCCCTTGAAGCAGAACCAAGGAATGATCCCTCAACCCCAGTCTTGACACCTGCAAGGAATGAGGTTGAACCGTTGATCTGTTCATCCGCCTTGAAGGATTCAGAAGAAGCCTTGAAGTCCTCAACCTGTCCCGCTCTCTCACTCTCATGGTCAAGCTCATTCACAGTGAAGGGTTGTAGTTGGGACTTCTCCTTCCTTCCAGAGACAACCCCGTCTACAGACCCTTCATTCCCACGTCCCCAGAACTGATCAATCCCTACACTGACCTTCTTCGGTGTCACATCATGGTAGTCATATCCTCGTTCATTCCGTTGAGTGTTAGTATTGCCTGCTTGGATGATCCGTTCCAGTTCATTCATGGTTCACTTCCTTCTCAGTTGAAGATTGAGTATCCTAGGTCTTTCTCTTGTTGAGTGTTGACCTTCTGGATTCTCCAGTTTGGTGTATTGTGCTTCATGCGTTCATACTCGACCATCTCGTCTTGGGTCACGTTGAGTTGCTTGTGTTTCCCGTTCCCCAACAGAATATCAACACCCCAGAAGATTTCCTTGGTCTTTGTATCGATCTGTGGGAACCAAGTCGTCTTGACGATCTTCTGTCCATCGGCAATCTTCTCAGCCCCATTCCACCCATGTTTGGCTTTGGCAATGACAACCTCCGCAACAGTCTCTTGCAGTAGGGTGTCATCCTTGGGTGTATGGAATGTATCACCCTTCTTGATGTCTGCTTGTTGTTTCTCGTGGTATTGATTGACGGCCTTCATGTGAAGACTCTTGCCGATGATGACTGAATTGTCAATTCCAAAGGCTGGTGCATTGTCACCCATCACATGATCAAAGGCACGGCTCCATCCTTCTTCATTGTCCTCATACCTGAAGTCTCTGTGGACTTGATGAATCCTTGCTTCAATCTGTGGACGGATGGAATCCAATTGGTCACTTGAGTATTTTGCACGAGACAAACCGAACTTGTTGGCGATCCAGTTCTGGCGGGCATTCTCCGTCGCCATTGCCCATCGCTTGTTGTTCTTCTCGTTCTGTTCAATAGGTCTCGGATTGGATATCTTCCAAGTGGCAGAAGCAATGTTCCCCGCATTGATATCATCCAAAGCCCCCATGAGTACGCCATAGTCCTCACCAATGATCCTTGCCGCCTTCTCTGGACCATGAATCTCGGTGATCTTCTCTGCTGCACGTGCAAGCTTCCTCGTCATATCCTCCTTGTGTTGTGGGTCAATGTCGGGTCTCCGTACGGCTTCAGTCAATGCGGCAAACTGTCTCTTACCCATTGGAAGGGCCTCCACAACAGCAGCCTGGGTTCTCATTGTGACATTGAAGGATGGGTTGTCGGGGTCAACAAAGTTTGGTGTAAGCCCACTCCCAATCAACAGCTTCTCCGCTGATTTCCCGTCCTCAATCCCACTAGCAAGGACTGCTTCAGGCTTCTCTAGGATGTTCTGGAATCGAGTAGCATCTGGCAGATCCCTTGTTGCAGCCATCCGTTCAGCAAGACGTTGGTTCTCGATCCTCTCCTGTTCACTCCTCAAAGCATGTTGCTTGTGGATGACAAGTGCTTGACGTTGATCCTGATTGATTGGGCCATTGTTGCGCAACCCCATTGCTTGTCTGACGTATTGATCATACTCAAGAAGGCGCTTGTTGTATTGTTCAGCACTCTCCTTCCCACCTTCCTGCGCCTGTGCTCTCAGTCTGATCTCAGCCTCAGCCATCTCGGGTGGAAGATTCTGGATGATTGCCTTCTCTGCATGATCCCGCATCTTCTGGTACTCATCCTGTTGTGACACAGGAAGGGCCTTGAAGGTAGGCGAATCCATGAAGTCATTGAACTCACGGATACCATTGTATGAACCATCAGGATTGGTTGTCCCTGCAACAGTAGCAAAGTGGGCCATTGCAACCTTGACGTTCCCTTGCCATACTGCATGAGGGATGTTCTGATCGGGAACAAGGGTCAACATGAGGTTCTCATTGGCTGACTTGAAGGAAGCAATTGCAGCAGGGTTATTCGGGTCCTTCTTGAGATTCTCAAGGGCAACAGTCCGACCACGAAGGTTCTGGACAATATCAGCTTGCTGGGCTTCATTGTACTTCTTCTGGACCCGTTGAGCATATGCGGTTGCCTGTGCCCCGTACATCTGGGAGATTGTTGGAGTCGCTGCCGTCATGATGGCATTCAGGGTCTCGTTGTCATCCCCTGCTACCTTCATGGCCTTCTCACGGACAAGCTGATAGACCAGTGTAGTGGCCTCTTGTGGGGTCTTGTCTGCAAGGGCCTCTGCATTCTCTTGCCATACAGTTGATGTGATCTCAGCGGCCTTGATCTTTGAGTAGTAGGCTTCTGCTTGCTTGGCCCTTGCATCAATGTTCATGATGGTATCAGCCAATGGAGTCCCCGCCTTGATGTTGGAAAGGGTCTCACCAGCCGCAGCCATTTGCAAGCCTTCAAGGGCCGCAGTAGCTTCCCTCTCTTGACGGTGCTTGTTGTAGGCTACCTTGTTGGCCTCATTGAACATCTTCTCCAGTGAGGATAGTTCCCGTTCTTCCTGAACTGAACCGATGACCGTATTCTGTGATTGTTGGAGTAGAGTACCCCGAGTTACGTCTACCATCTTCATATCCTCACTTGGCTGTACGTTTGAGTGTCTTGGATGAATCTTGTTCAACAGAGGATTGTTTCTCCCACTGCTTGGCAAGTTCCTTCCTCTTGTCCGATTCTTTCTTGGCAAAGTAGGTGTTCAGAACAGCATTGAATGCACCACTGAAGTCCGCTGAATTGTCAACAAGGTAGCTTGACCTGCTTCCATTGATGGAGTTCTTGGCTTGGCTGAAGAGACTATTGGCTTGTGCATTCTTCTGATTGAATCCTAGGAGTCCATCATACTGAAGAGACTGTCCGTTGGTATAGTAGGCCGCAACCCCTCGACCGACGTCCATCCCAAGGGCTTCCAGTGCACTACCTGTCTTCATCTTCTCACCTTTGACAGTTCCATAGTCAACATCAATCAGCTTGGCTTTCATCTGTTGGTTCTGGGAAGTGGAAGTCTGCTTGACTGCACTGATAGCCTCTTGTGCGTCGTAGGAATCATTTCCTTCAGAGGCTTGTATGTTGGCCAGTTGATACCGAAGATACCCAGCGGAAGAGACAGAGGTTAGGTCGGCCCCTTGGATGAAAGCATTTTGGATCGCCTTGTCATACTCTCCGCGATCCCTGTTGGCTTCTAGGAGTTCATTCCTCTGAATCCTATTGATTGCCCTCTGCTGCTCCTTGTAGAGTTCCTTTGTCCGTGTATCAGAAGCAATGGAATTCAGGGCAGCGGTGGAACGGGTGATCTCAACATCATTCAGTTTCTGTTGGCGTTGAATATCAGCAGCCAGTTCAGAGGCCTTGTTGGCCGTCTTGGCATTCTCCCTTGCATTCAATGAAGGTGCTATGAAATTCAGGATTGGTTTGAAGAAACTCATTGTTGACTCCATTGACTGAAGGAAGAATTGTTGTTCACCTGAACCTTGATGGATTGTGGTCCGACACTGAAGGGCTTTGGTTCACCTTGTGTCTTGGGTTGGGTGAGAACAATCCCCTGAAGGTTCTCATAAGACACCCCAATCCCATGAGTGACTTGGATACGTGGTTGGGTGAATGATCGTTGATTCCGTACTTGACCCTTGACCAGTGATCCAATTGTCACACCACCTTCAGGGACATAGTTCACACTCCATTGTTGAACGACATGCTTGCTTGTGGGTGAGAAGACCTTCCCTAGTAGTGGTGGTCTGAAGACTACTCTGGTATCAATGGCGTAGAGGCCGATGGTCTTGGTTCCGATGAACAGCTTGTTCGGTCCTTTGGTTGTGGTGTAGTCAACATCATTGGCTGTCTGTGGTTGAGGACCTCCGATGGGTTGAACAACATCACCAAACACAACATCATTGTCATACGGAGAGTATCCTAGCATACCCCATACCATTGATCCCTTGGTGTTGGGTGATTGGAAGGGCGACGAAACGCCAACATTATGACATTGACGTAGATTGGCGACATCCACATTCCTGAAGGTCATTGGTCCAGTCAGTGATTTACCAGTGAACAGGTATGCGGAACCATCGACCAATAGGACTCCATTGACAACCCTGAAGACCTTGTTGGGGGCGTGGGGTAGTGTCATTGATCCAGTCTTCTCCCATTCCTGTGAAGAACCCTTCTGGTATTCTTCCAGTTGGTTCTCCCTGATGATGAAGATTGATCCATTCAACCTGAAGCCCATATCAACATCACCAGTGGCAATGGTTTCGATCTTGTCACTTCCGAACTCATAGAACTTTGAACCTGATCCTGTGGAGATTAAGACCCCTTCATCATCAAGCCAAGCATGCTTGCTTGCACCAGACACGATGATTCCATCTGCTTTGGATCTGGTGTTCTTGGATACAGGACCGTATAGCAGTGGATTGGTTGTGGTTGAGACAAACACTCCTCCAATCTTGCTGTGGATCATGTTCCTCTTGTTCAGGCCCACTAGGGTTGCGTTCTTATCAATGGCAAGGTATTGATTCTTCTCGAATGGACCAAGGTTGAACAACAGGTCTTCCTCGACACTGGTGAGCATATTGACCCGTCTAACAGTATTCTTGAGGCGTGTACCTGGGACTTCTTCCCATCCTGATGCATTCTTATACCGATACCGAAGACCCCCTCCCACTTCATACTCAAAGCCTTCAAGTCCTGTCTGTGGAAGATTGTTCTTCGATCCTTCACCATTGTTCAGGACATCGCACCAGTATGGGGCCTTGGTGAATCGGACTGAAGGAACCCCGTCATTCCACTTGAGATTCAGGTGAACGACGTTGCCATTGAAGTTCACGTATGGAGGATCAACCCTTGTCACTGGGTCCTTCTTGTATCCACTGCCTGCTATCTTCCCACTGATCAAAGCTGCAATGACTTCATGAGACAATGACTTCTGTGCAGCAGCTCTCTTCACTGCCAATTCAGCATCCCGCAGTGCATTCCTCTCAAGCCAGATTGCTTCATATTCAGGATTGGCTCTCTTGTTATCCCCTTCACCAATAGTCTTAGGAACATCTGCCATTGAGACTACTGGTGCTGTGATGGTATCAGGGCCATTGATCTCAAGATCGATCGTGTACTTGCGACGAAGGTCACCCGCCACTGCTTCAATCTCCAGTGTGTACGTCCCAGAAGGAGGTGTCTCACGGACCTGAAGCCATGCGGTTGATCGGTCCACTTGTTGTTCAAGTGGGGTCAGAATACCAATCTGATTGGGTCTGTTGGGACGATAGGTGATGCAATACTCATTGCCATTGTGGACATACAGTCCTTGGATTGGAGTATGGACTACTACAGGGGATGGATTGGTCCCATAGGTCACAACCTTCCCATTGGTGATGCCGTGTATTAGTGGTTCCTTGTTCGGATCGACATATCCAATGTACCCCTTGCCATGAGTACTCTCAAAGTACACTGAAGGTTCACGTTGAACCAGTTCAGACCCAGAGACCACCATGTTCCTAGCTTCTGATACTGCGCCAATAGGGTAGTCGTCACCTTGGACAATTCCCACTGTTGGATTGTGGATTAAGCCGCTATGAATGCTCATATCAGAATACGCTCCTGTACAGGTTTCGGATACGTGGATTTGAATGCAGTCTATTGGAACCCCGTTGACGGGTATTCTCTGCATAGAGGGTTGCTTCAGCTCTCTTCAGTCTGTCAGCAACAACACTCAAGTCACCTGATGACAATAGGTTCCCTACACTCATCATAGCAGTAGTGTGCTTGACCACTGCATAGGCTGAAGGGGGAAGATGTTCAAGGGGAAGATCGAGGAAGCACTCAACTCTTGTTGGTTTGTCAACAGGTTCACCAGATAGGTTGTTGATCAGGGTATTGCCAATGAAGACTTGATTGGTTGAAGATGGAATGGGATTGGCCACAAGGACATTGTCTGGCTTGGTGATCATTCCATGGATGTCGGGGACCAGTTCATAGACCGTGGTGTTGAACCACCATCCTTTGGATAGGAGTTCTGCCTTTGCATCCTCAAGGGCAATCATGAATGAGGGGAAGGAACTATGATCCCGCATCTCTTGTTCTGTTGCCGCTTGCTCTCCCTTGGCTGCTAGGATTGTATTAAAGACATCATTGATTGATTGGCGCATGGGTTTGTTCTCCTCTCTCCACAAACGACAAAGGCCCAAGACCGATTTATGGTCAAGGGCCTTTTGGGTTTACAACTTCAAAGGATACTGAAGAATCACTTGGCTAGCACAACACCAACACGATTCTTGTTCTTGATACCAGCACCGAAAGCATAGCGAACATCATAGAACGTCACTAGCTTCTCTTCATCATCCCAAATCTTGACTTGGGGTTCGCCATGGTCACCAGCAAGAATGGCATCACGCGGAACAACGATCATTTCAACCTTGCTATAGTCACCATTCAGCTCAGGCATGTTATGGTTCGTCAGGTTCTGGGCAACAGAGGCAAAGTTGCTCATACCGTATACGTCCATACCGAACAGCTTCAGGTAGTCCATAGCAGCAGTTGTGCCGTCGGATAGCAGGTACTCACGGTTCAGTACTTGCTCATTCATCCGCAGGGTGGTGAAGGTGCGGGGTGACATTAATACGACAGCTCCTTGCACGCCACGTCGGGAAGCTTCCCAAATCATACCAGAAATGCTATTCAGGCCTTCCAGTAGATTCTCTTTGGTCTTGGCAGCGGGTAGGGTGTGTTTCAGACCAGTGGCACTGGTAGCAACCTTGGCGGCGTGTAGGGCATACACCTCATCGATGTACGCCCCCATCAGACCCTGAATACGCTCACTGATGACAGCTTCATGAGCGAAGGGGGATTGCTTGCCGTCTAGGAACGGAACTGAAGTGCGCAGGATGCTGATCTGATCGATCTTGGCAACCGTATCGTCAACTGTGATTGCGGAACCTTGAACGAACTTGCCAGTCGTGGAGTTGTGGCCTTCTACCTTGCCGCCATCAACCTTGAAGGACTGGACGCGGTTGCCGCCCACCACCTTCTGGGAGTTGACCTTGCCTGCTAGGATGCTATTGGCGGCAATGTCTTGCTCAACAGCGGCTAGGATTTGTGCACGGGCTAGTTCGGTGCGCTTGGCATCGGTGATGGCATCGGTGGCTAGAGCGCCACGGGTTGAAGGGACAGTGGTGTAGTCTTTGTATGACATGTGTTTCTCTCTTCCAATTGGTTGTTGTGAGAAATGAACAAAGTAGAGTCAACGTCTTGTCAACCCCACTTCAGGATTTATGTCAGGATTCAATCGGGGTTGTATTGCAGGAAGAATGCTTCTGCTGCTTGTGGTCCTTGAGTATTCCGAATCCGTAGAAGCTCCTTGCGGAATTCCTTCGGGGTGTACGTCTTAACCTGCTGGGGGTGGGTAGAAGCAGGATTGATTGGCTTGGGCTCTGGTGCTTGTTGAGTATGGTTGACTACTTGACCGCCATGGGCATTGAACATGTTCTCAAGCCATTGTGCGGTACGTAGTGCAGTCCGCCCGCCTTGAGCAAGATCTTGCTGGACTTCTGCAAACTCTTCAGGAGTGCCCGCTTGTTGAGCCCACTGCATGATTGCATCCCAACGTTCCTTGCCACCCACGGATTCCTGAAGGGCATACTCACTGGATTGCTTCTGGAATTGTTGGAAAGCTTGCTGTTGCTTGTGATGGGTCTCAAGGGCTTCGATGATGTCCCATCCGCCCTTCGCGCCTTGTTGGTACAGTTGACGGGCTAGAGCAGACGTATCCCCATTGATGGCATCCTGAACAATAGGATCATTCGGATTGAACCCCATTGGAGCCAGTGAGTTGAGGATCATCCGTACTGTTGGGTCATTGTGACTGACCCTGGGTTGCTCTTGCTTGACAACTTCAGGTTGTGGTGGAACTTGAGGCTGTTCTTGCTTGACAACTTCAGGTTGTGTTGCTTCAGGCTGTTGGCTGTTCTGGATATTCTGTGGGTTCTGTTGGTCCATACTGTTCCTCTTCGGGTATCATGGGTTCTTGTGGGATTGCTGGTTCTGGATCTTCGGGCACTTGTGCTTCAACAATCACAGCTGCGGTGGGTGCGTCAGTACCAAGACTGATGATCCTATTGAGTTCCTCAAGGTCAACAGTCTTCCCTTCATTGGCTAGGAGAGGATCGACCATTGATTTCAATTGAGCTGCGTTTGCCATTGCACTCGCCCAAGCATTCAGGTTGTCTAGGTCTGTCTGGCGTGACATGGAATCCATACCAGTCAGGATGGTGAGTTCCAATGATCCATCAATTGGGAACCCCGCAGACTTCATCAATCGCTTGGCTAGTGGGAGTTGAAGGCTATGAGCAAGTTCTGCGTAGACACCCGCATAGACCCGTTCAAGTTCCTGAACAATGGCTCTGACTTCAGTTGCAGTGATATTGGCCTTGACCTGCATGGCATCAATGGTCTGAAGGAATGCCTTGGATAGTTTGCTTTCCAGTTCCTGACGCATCTGGTGAAGGGTCATAACAGTGTTAATCGATCCCGTTGACATCACCTGAACGGAACCGATTGTGCCGTTCACTACATCCCCCATCTGTGCCGATTCAATATCCTCAACATGCATCCCTGATGATTCATCCACCATCCAGAAGAAGTTGGCTGCATCCATTGATCCATTGACAATCGCTTCTGATAGCTCATGGTGGACAATGATGTCACTGATTGATGGGTAGATCAGTGGGTTGCAATAGGTTGCCTTGGGGGCCCTTCTTCCGCCGACGAAGAACCATGGAACATCGTCTTCTCTCTGTGCTTTCTTGGACTTGAAGACATTGACGTCCTCTACATCCTGTTCCATTGTGTAGGTGTATTGACCCTTGGATGTCTTGCCCGTGAATATCCATCCAGTGTAGAGAGTGATTGAGGATGAGAGGTCTTCCTTCATCTCCTCTGGAAGCATGTTCAGGGTCTCTTGATCTAGTTCACCAACACTCATGGTATCGCGGATGATGAGTTTGGTAATCAGACCTGATAGGGACCGTTGAATCACAAAGTCCTGAAGGTTGATTGCCCTGTACTTCTCACGGCCATGTTCATTGTCCTTGAATACAATCACGTTCCCCGTGACTGTCAATCCCTCAAGAATAGCAAGAATGACGGTTGAATCGGCTCTCTTGTTCCACTGTTCCATGGCTGCGGATTCGCGCCTTGACATTTCCTCATCAAGAACACTTGCTGCTTTCTCACCGTGTTTGGCAACAATCGATTGCATCCCGCTTGCTGTTGGCCCAAGGCGGAAGAATGGCTTGGATGGTCTGAAGAGTGCAATGTTCAGTTTGGTGACTAGGTTGGTGACACCTTGTGCACAGAAGGATGAGAACCCACTGCTTGATGTGACCGTATCAGGATTCTGATTGGCTGGAGGACACACGTATGGAAGGGTGTATTGAGAGACCTTCCTTGCACGCTCAAGGGCTTGCTTCCTGTTCCCTTCAAGTCGGATCCACTCCTGCTTCAGTGTTCCTTGTTGATCAATTGATACCATATCGTTGCCTCCATAGGCGTTCTGCTTGTTCATACTCAACAAGGGTTTGGTAGTCCGTTCGCTTTGGCCTACTGGCTTCTGCAAAGTTCACCTTGCTTGCATTGATATCCCCATAGAAGGTTCCTAGCATGGCAGCAAGGGATGGTTGATTTGGATTGGCTTGACGACCTGTCTTCTCAACACTTGATAGGAATGGATTCTCACCATCAAGTAGGCCAGTGTAGTCGGTGACCCTTGTTGATCCTTGTGGTTTGTCATCAAGGGTGGATTGATCAAGCCATGAGTTCAGGGACTCTTGGAATTGATCGAGGGCCGATTGAGTACCCAGTGCCTGCATCTGAAGATTGAACTTGTCGTTGGCCTGTGCTCTCTTCTCGAATGCATCTGCCTTCAGGTCTTCATAGTTCTCATTTTTCTTGCCAATGATCTTGTCACCAATCTTCCTGAAGCCACGTCGAATCCTACGTGTCGTCCACATGCTCATGATGGATTACTCCTTGATGATGACTCTGAATGCGTTGATGGCATGCTGGATGCCAAGCAGATATGCAGCTGCGGTCCCGTCCTTGAACTTCTCAAGGCCAAAGGAACCCGAATTGGGGAGGGAAGCAACGATGATGTCAAACCACTGCTTGTCAAGTGTCTTGGGCGCATCCTTTGGTTTGAGACTTGTTGTCATTTGCTTCCCTTGGTGAACTATGTTTCTTCAATCGCAGAGATTGGAGGTATTGAACGTCTTCTGACAATCCATTGAGCGACCGTCTGGTGATTAATCGATGGTATGAGGTGAAGGCGATTAAGGATGTTAAAACAATGATACGTGTCCACAACCAAATTTCCATGATTGAACTACTCTTCTGCTCCATTGTCTTCCTCAATGATCGATTGAATCTCCCGTTCCCACTGTTCAAGGCGGTTAGTGATGACCTTGATATCGTTGTAGGCTTCCTTGAGAGATTCCATAAAGTGAGATTGAAGAACAAGAAGGACTTGAAGTCGATCCTGGTCCTGTTTGGTGAGATTGATGTTCATCATGACATGTTCTCCACACGTTTGATCGTTTGAAGTGCTGACCGTGCCAGTTCATCATTCATATGGATGAGGACATTCATGTCTTCTTGAAGGGCACTCATGTCAACCTTCAGCTTGATGATTTCCAATTCACGGATGGCAAGTGTCGATTGAAGTTCCTTGACGGTGGATTGGAGGTCTAGTAGGACTTGATCGATTGCGGAGTTCATGTCAGGGTTCCTATTGTTGTGTTTGTGGTACAAGACCAATTTATGGTCGATCAGAACAGGAAGATTTGTGTCTGGAACTTGTCTCTACCCGTCTGGATGATTTCGATTGACTTGTTTGGCCGACCAACCCTGTCTGCAAAGTGGTGGAGTACTTTCAATTGATCTTCAGTGAGGACAGCTCCCATGAAGATCGGTCTCACTTCAGCTTCCTTCTTCTCGATCCACAATTGAATGTCTTTGATGGCGTCTTCATGGATGACTTCAGGGTTGTAGTCCACGACGGTGTATTAGATTCCTGCTTCAATCCCATCAATGAAGGTCGGCTTGAAGGTGGGATCGAGGAATGAAATGAAGTTCTGAACGTCGGCTTTGAATTTGGTTGGGAAGGAGAATGCATGAAGGTTCATTGAAGCGATCCATGTTGTCTCTGGTCTCAATCTCTCGAATGACGACTTCATGTTGTTTGATAGCCTCATCAACACTATTCTTCAAAGAATGTGAAACAACGGCGCATAGAATGCAAAGGACAAACTCGAATGAGGTGATGTCCAGTAGGAATACAACAGCCAGTGAGGCGACCATGAGGAAGCCGAAGACGCTTGACTTCACCCTTTGGTTCGCAATCTCAAGTTTCAGTTGCCTGATTTGTTCTGCTTCTTGATTGGTCATGATGTCGTTCCTTTTCATCATTCTTGTTCAACGCATGACAAGAAGAACATCAATCCACCGAAACCACCTACTACAGTTTTGGTTGGGGTTCTCTCCAG